TTCTAAGAGAAGATGGTCGTATTGTTGAGAAACGGATTGCATTCTCGGTAGTCAATGATGTTATCTATTCTGCTATACCTTTAACTGCTTTATGTGATTTATGAAAATATATATATCAAATTATACCTCACATTGGGTGTCACCCTACCACATCCTAGAGAAGTTTTTCTTCTGGCGCAAAGACTATGATGCCTATAAAACTCATCCACCAAAATGGTTACAAACATTATGTGGATGGAACCAAAAGTTTCTTGATACTATTCATCCAAGAATTGAATATATAAAGATTGACCCTTGGGATACTTGGAGTATGGACATAACACTTGCTCCAATCATTCTCCCAATGCTAAAAGAATTACAGAAATCTAAACACGGTTCTCCTTGTGTGGATGATGAAGATGTTCCAGATTATCTTAAGTCAATGAATGCTCCAAGATGTGAGAATGAATGGGATACTGATGATAACTTCTTCAAGCGTTGGGATTTTGCACTTCAAGAGATGATATTTGCCTTTGAATCTAAGATCGAAAATGATTGGATGGATCGGTTCAAGTCTGGTATATCTGATGTCATTTGGGTAGAATCAGATGAAATGTATGAGGGCGATGCTTGTATGGAAATGAAACACGGACCAAGCCACACGTTGGTATATGATTGGGAAGCTATTGCAGCATACGAAGCAAGAATTCAAAATGGATTTGAATTATTCGGGAAATACTATAGGGGTTTATGGAGTTAAAATGAAACAGTTAAATTTATTCATCTTAAGAGTCGCTGTATGGGTGGCTTCAGTTGCCCTTTTTGTTATTGTTATCAGAGTCATCGAGGATATGCAATGAGATTAGCATTAATCCTTTCAGCTTCACTGATACTTTCGGTTGTTCTGGCTGTTGCAGTAATCGTTGAAACTGCTCTAACACAATTCTAATGAAATCCAATTATAAATCCATCTTTATATCGGATGTTCATTTAGGCACCAGAGATTGTAAAGCATTAGAACTCCATAATTTTCTCAAACATAATAAATGTGAAACACTTTATCTGGTGGGTGATATGTAGAAGAACAATCAAAGAAATGGACTTGGGAAAACTGTTGGAAAATATTCGAAAACAACTTAGTGGAGAAATAAATGATAAAATTAGATCAGCTGAAAAAAGTATGCCCGAACAATAAACAACCTGAAGCATTACTTGAGGTTCTTAATAAAGTTTTACCATTGTATGAAATTAATACAAGAAAAAGAGTTGCTGCTTTCTTGGCACAATGTGGTCACGAATCTGCTCAGTTTACAGCATTGAAAGAAAACTTGAATTATTCTGCTGATGGTCTTTGTAAAGTTTGGCCAAAAAGATTTATCTCTGTTGCTATGGCTGCTCCTTATAATCGTAATCCAGAAAAGATTGCTAATCTCGTTTACTGTAATCGTTTAGGTAACGGAACAGAATCTAGTGGTGATGGGTTTAAATATCGTGGTCGTGGAGCAATACAATTAACTGGGAAAGATAACTATTCAAAGTTTGCAAAGTCTATTGGTAAAACATTAGATGAAACTGTTACATTCTGCGAAACCCTAGAAGGTTGTGTATCTAGTGCTTGTTGGTTTTGGTCAGTAAACAAACTAAATCAATATTGTGATTCTGGTGATTTTGTAACATTAACTAAAAGAATTAATGGTGGAACTATCGGAATAAAGGATAGACAACATCATTATGATGAAGCACTAAAAGTCATTAGTGATGATGTGTTTTCTGCTCCTATCCCTGCTATTGTTATACCCGCTATTGTATCTGCTGCTATTGTTGCACCTATTGTACACGAAGAAGTAGCAATCCCAGATGAACAGGCAGTTGAGAGGAATGATGATTGGTTAGATGAAATCGGAAATTGGTTCTCCGATATTTTTTAATTTGCAATTATCGAAATGATATCGTTTCATTAGCCCATTAGCCCCTATTTTATTACAGTAGGGGCATTCTATTCTAGGTTTAGGTTTACACATATTTAATCTATGTTGTTCTGATTTGGGGGTTCCTTTATGGGAGTTAGACATTTTTTCTTTAGTTTCATCTGAAGCAGTTTTACCTTTACGGTCATTAGAATTTCTTTTATTTTGTTCGGGTGTCCGAGTTTTACCAGTATTGCTAATAGATATATTTTTATTATGTTGTTCGGTGTTCTTAATTCCTAACATTGATTTTGACACTTTTAATCTGGTTTCGATTGATGGTGATGTATTATTCCTATTAAATTTTCCTTTACCGTAAAAACAACTCTTATTTAATAATAAAGGATTATCCCAGTTTTCGTATATGGTGAGTTGCTCGTGGTCATATGCATCATCTCCATCATAAAATTCAGCCAATATTTTCCATTCAAATACTTCAAAAGTGTTGGTGACTTTAGGTGCTGATGTTTTATAGTTAGGTAAATCTAAATGTGAAGGTATTTTATTTGCTTTACGATAACCAAAATAAAACTCCCCAGTGATAGGATTGTCTAGGCGATAAACATATGATAATGTTTTTTCTGATGTATATATACTCATGCTGATACTCCGTTAAAGTGTTAGAATAGGTAGAAGTTCGTTGCTTCGTGACCTATATCTATTTATACAAATTGAAAACTCTACAGGAAAAATATGAAAAAATTAATATTGATTGTTTTATTTGCAACCTTATCTGGTTGTGCGATGCTTGATGCTTATAATATGGCTGGGTTTGATGCTAATGAATATCAATTAGCAACAAAAGTTAGATCAAAGGCAGAAATATCTAAAACAGATTGTCCTGATGTGGTATTAACTAGACGTAATGTTAGCAGTATCTTAAGTGTTGCAACTGAGTTCAAGAATTATACTGCTAGTATTCCTCATAATGAAGAAGCAACTAATATGTCTAATAGTCTTTTACTTGAAGTTCAAGGATTATCAGACAGATATAAAACTACTACACCATCTGTGCCATATTGTTTTACTAAGATGAATATCATTGAACGATCTGCTAAAAATATTCAATTTGTGCTAGGAGTTAAGCCACGATGAAAATAAATGAAGTTTTAAACCAGTTAAATGGTTATGACTCTAAAGAAAATCAAGAACTGGAAACTATTGCTGCAACGGTACTTGACTTAACTAAGATGTATGAAGAAAAAACTATATCTGAATCCGAATATCAAGAACTGTTATCTGATTTACAATTAGAAAAGTCTATTACAATGGACGCTTCTGATTTAAATGCTAAAGCACAATTGAAGTTTATTATTGACACTGCAATTACTATTGCCGCTACAGCTGCCAAGGCAATCTGATGAAGAAACTACTCTTAACACCTTGGCTTTCCTTAGTAACATTAGGTTTAATCATAGGGTTAAGAGTAGTTGACCCATCTTTCGTAGAATCAGTAAGGTTGAGGTATTTTGATACTCTCCTTACACAAGATATTCAACAATCAGATATAAAAATAGTAAATATAGATGATGCATCCCTCAAAGAAAAAGGTCAATTCCCATTCCCTCGGAACGAATATGCTAATCTTATTAAGGAATTGTATAACCATGGGGCTGGTCTGGTGGTTTTTAATCTCTTTATGCCAGAACCTGATAGATTTGGTAAAGATGATACATTAACACAAGTTCTTCAAGAATATCCAGTTGTATTACCTCAAACTGGTACTAATGAACCTTTCACTGAAACTTATAAACCATTTAGACCAGGAGTATCTGTAATTGGTACTGGTGATGTAGGAGTTAAATATGAAAACATACTTCCAAATATACAAGTCTTCAATGATAATGCTGCTGGTATTGGTATCGTTAATACACTCCCAGAAATTGATGGCGTTACAAGACGGATCCCAATGGTGGTCAGTTCCAAAGGATTATTGTATCCGAGTATCAGTCTCGAAACCTTGCGTGTGGCATCAGGAGACCCATCATTTCAAGTCAAAGTCAACAATGGAGCAATCGAAGCAGTTAGAATACCAAAATTCGGGAGAATCAATACAGACTCCCTCGGTCGCATTTGGATTAAACCAAATACCTTTAGTGAATATTCATCAAGCAAACTCCCAGAGTCCTTTGGTTCCGCAATCGTCATTGTTGGACTCACTGGAAAAGGGCTCAATAACCCCGTTGCAACTTCTGCTGGATCAGTCTTTCCACATCACGTTCAAGCAGCAATTTTAGATACACTTACTAAAGGTATAAATATATCAAGACCCGATTGGAGCACTGGTGCAGAGTTACTTACTGTATTGGTATTAAGTATCATATCAATTTTAATAGCAAGGTGGAAATATGGAATTTTTGTATTTTGTGGTATCATTATCTCTCTTTATCCTATTTCTAATTATCTATATACCAACCTATATTATCTTTTCGATATTACAGTACCTGTATTCGCAATTGTCACGGTTTATGGTCACACTTATACGGTAAA